GGACATTCGGTACAGGAAAATTCTTGGGTTAGATCGATGTTTGGGGTAGCCTCTTTGATAGCCATACGAAGATGCCGAGAATCAAATGAAGGCAAGTTTTGCGATACATATTGTATTGCCTGCGGAGAGTTATCCCCATTTACGCTCACAATAATTCTTTCAAGCTGCTGTGTAACCAAGTTATTGGATTTTGCTAAAGTGGTAACAGCGCCTTCATCCCTACCTGTAAGTAATCTGGCAACAACTTCAACTTCTGTTTTTGGGAGAATACAGGTGATTGTTCCATCACCATTATCAGTGACTTCCAAATCTTCTCTCGCAACTCCGTGAATAAGATTCGCAGAGTTCAAATCAAAAGAGTACTTTTGTTTAGAACCACAAGCAGGGCACTGCACACTTGTTTCATAATTGTTACCATAACCAGAAACCCTGGCAGCGATAACAATGGCGTTTCGATCTCCTGTTAACAACGATGAAGGATCGATTCCTCTATTGACTATTAGACTTTGAATCAATCTATCAATAGCAACGCCTTTTTTAAGAAGAGATCTTGAAGTAAGAATGTCTTCTTCTTTGGCAGTCATCTGCTTGATTTCAATAGAAGTCTGGTTATGTAGTGGGTGCCCTTCTGGATAAAAGCGACCCTGTGAAGGAAGGTCCACAAACTCTGTTGGGACCACGAATGAAAAGCCGCCTCCACTTTCTGCTGGGGGGCTTGTGTCGTGCTGGACTGTGTTTCCAACACGATTCTTGTTTCTTGACAATTTACACCTCGCGTCTTATATTGTCTAAATTATACCTTGAAGAACTCACGACCGCCGCCACTAACGGCTGAGGAGTCTGTAGTGGTCTCTACTCTTGCCCAGTCATACTTTAGGCTAACTGTGACTTCGGTAAGCTCATCATCACCATAAGAGAGGGCATCGCCGAACTTGACATCTTCAACAAAAGAGTTCCAAAGAGTCCAAGTTTCAAGTGGGTTGCCATCTGAGTCAATCTGAGTAACAGTAACAATGCCGAGGGCACCGGCAGCCTTTGCCTTGGAAATAGTCCCAAGAGACGTGGTGTCGGTTGGTGGAGAGTATCCACTCTGAACAAGAATGTCAGCGAATGTGGCAGTCATATCTGGTTCAACAGGGTCAACCATAGTGATGGCAATGGGGTTCCAAGTAACTGAACCTGGGTAGTAAAAGGTATGGTTGAGGTACTTGTGCTCTGCGCTGGCTACAGCGAATGAAGGCTTCTGTGCGGACTTGGCGTACCAAGCGACAGCACCACCTGGGGTTGCGTTGATACCGTTGAATTCAACGATAAATCTAAAGTTACGTTTTGGATCTTTGAGAGTGGTGTCCTCACCAAAGTTGGTTGACCAGAATGGCATTTGTTAGGTTCTCCTATGTTTCATAAGTAAGTAGTGGGCGGGGGCAAAAGCCCCCAGGTTATCAGTCGTCAAATGATGCGCCGGTTGAAGCAACGATGAAGTCGATAGCGATGTACTCGATTGCTCTTGCGGGCTTAATCATAATCTTTGCGTACACAATGTTCTGATCAACAAGATCAGGAGTTGTGGTGGTCTCGTCTAGGATGAGTCGGTAATCAGTGATACCAAAATCAGTCTTGACGTTTGCAAGGAATGGTTCGATTAGTTTCTTGAAGCGTCCCCAAGTTGCCTGTACATTCTGCTCAAAGAGAATCTGAGTAGAAAGGATGGAGATTTGCTTCTTGAGGTAGATTACCAAGCGACGGACGTTGATTCTATCAAGGGCAGATGGGCGCTCCTGAAGAGTCTTCTGTCCGAAGACCACGATACCAGTGCTTGGGAAGCTAGCAATTGGGTTGATGCGTGCTTCATAGAGAGTGTCGCGTTCCTTAGAGGTAAGTCTGCGAGAGACGCTAGTGACAGGAATGCCGGCAGCGCCATCTGATAGTCCGCCGCGATTAAAGCCTGCTGGTGCAAACCAGATCTTTGAGCTACGCTCAGAAGAAGCCAGGACGCCCATCATCGCAACAGAGGGAGGAACCCAGAGAGCCTGACCAGTTGGCTCATCAACAGTCTGTACCCAGGGGTAGAATGTAGCACCGTAGGATGAATCAATCTGTCGTTGACGAAGCGCGTTGGCAGCATCTGTGGGGTTATCAATCTGTCTTTCAGCCAAGGTCGCATAGTATGCTTCGTGAGTTGGCAAGTAAACATCAGATAGATCGATTAGTGCCATCGCATCTGCTCGACTTTCACATACATCAATCATGTGTGTGGTTAGACCGTCTTTGGTTAGCCCTGGGACAGTTAGGAGATTCATGTCTACAAATTCTGGATCTGCTACTGTATCAATAGCGCGTTTATAGGTGTTGTAGATGTAGCTTGTTCTGTCGGTTGCAGTGCTGCTCATTCCGGCATTGTATAGAGGATCTGGCTTGGTGATGTCAAAGCCATCGAAGCCGCCCCACAATGGTGCCGTAAACTGGTCAAACCCAAGGTCAATAAGATCCTTGTAGGTTTTGCCAGACTGGGCAGTGTGACTGTCCCCGGTTGTTCTGGAGCCGCTACTGTAGTAGGAGCCAGAGGCTGAGGTAAAGACTACGTCATCCATGGTGAAAATGTAGGCATTTCCAAGAAGACCAGTCCCATCGGAGTCTGACCAGTTGCCACCGGGCAACCAAAGTCTGTGATAATCTTTCATAGACATGTCAGCACGATTAGAGGTTCTAGTTCTTGAGGTCTGGAAGCCAAAGTAGGTGTCTGTCTGGTCTGACAAACCACCATCAGAAGCGGAGTGACGCAATCTTGCAGTTGGGAATTCTAGTGAGCCAGAGAATCTTCCAAGAGCACCAGATAGAATAATGCCACCACTTCCTGTTCCAAACAAGGCAGTGCCGGGGTTTAGGTAAGTGTTCTCAAGTCCTGTGGTAGAATCACTAACTGAGCCTGAGATACCAGCAGAGCCACTAAACTTGGGAGGACCATAGAAGCCGAATGGTATGAGAGATGGTGCGTTAGCAATGTTGCCTTCCTTGATGTCACTAACGTAGACAAACTTGGATTGGTTTTCGTATTCCCCATACTCCCTTAATCTTCTTTCTGTCTCGTTCCAAGAGTAGTATTTGTCACCAATTTTTCTTGAGATGTAGTTTGGTGAACGAGGGTCTAGAGTAAGGTTATCGAACCTTTCAAGAACCACTGGTTTTGCATCTGTATCCGTAAGTGAACGAAGGACGACAGAGAATGTACCATAATCGCTGGCACTTGTGTTAGAATATCTAATTTTTTCAATTGAGATCTTTACGTTCTTGCTTAGCCACTCACCGTGACCTCGACCCTTTAGTTTGAAAAGCTTGTTTGCCTGAGAAGGAACAAAGGTTGTTGCTTCACCAAGATCTTGACCAATAAACCAGCCGGTTCTTCCCTCTTCTGAATTGCCTTGCATCTGGCTTGGACCAGTGGCAGATGAATTCTGAATTGGCCAAATAACACCAAACATTTTCTGAGCCACAAGCGAGCCTGCATCACTACCTGTGAGGAAGCCTCTGGCACCGTCTCTCACCTCTTGCTCAAAGGTCTCGCCAAGCCAGTAGTTACGCTCAAGTGACGTATCGTAAAAGCTCTGGTCGGCTCCCTTGAGTTGCGGGTTTGTGTTGAACATCTTGCGAATGAATCTTTCGTTATTATCATCGAAGTTGAAGACAAACTTTTCGTCTACTGTGTTTAGTGTTTTGGAGCCCGAGACGACAACAGTGAAGTTACCACTTGAGTCACTCTCGACCACCATACCAACACCCTGGATGGCTGGTGCATCCGCTGCGGGAGTTCTTACGCCGGTGCCTGAAAGCTGAATTGAGCAGTTTTGGTCAGCGTACCAAATGGCAGTCAAGACCCCGCGACCCAAATCAGATGTACCGGCAGCTTCTCCAGAAACAACGGGAGATCCTAGACCTCCAGAACTGGAAGGGAACACAAACAACCCAAAAGCGCCACCTGATTCAGACATTCCTGCTGAAGTGTTGGCAGTCTTGGATGTCTTCCAACCTGCCACACCGTCTGATGTCTTGTTTATGTTTTCGTGCCCAAGGAGGCGCACATAAGTAACGGGCGCAACTGAGGAATTAAGGAATGCCTTGGTGGCGTAAGTTCCGTACATTGGTGACTGGTAGTTGCCATCGCGGTAAACATCACCACCTGCGTTACCGGGAACAGTATCTCCATACATGGTCAGGAAGTCAGAATATGACTCCACCTTTACGGGCTGCATCGCAAGCCCTCTGACAGAGCGACCGATGATTACCGGACCAATTGCGTCGGGTCTGCGGGGGCGGAATGAGTTATCAATTTCATTGATAAATACACCGGGAGATACAAATTTGAAACTTTTTACGGGCATTAGTTAATCCTCACTTTATAAGATAATGCTATATAGCATACTGAATCACAATGTAAATAGTAACACCTAAACCAAAGAGACTTCAGGATGTCCCTAGTCTATAAAAAAGTTGTCGTTCCCTGATGGAACCACAGTCTCTCTCGGAAAAGCTATTTCCACTATGCTCTCCTCTCTTGTTACGATAGGTCTGTCGTCGCTGTTGCCTTCGCCTATGAGGTAGCCTAAAACTTTTATGTTAATCTCGCTTGTAAACTGTCGCTCGTCTTCTCCCAGATTAGCAACATTGTTTGCCTGATTGAAGCCCTGGTCAATAAACGCTTCGTAAAGATGCCCATTCCTGCGCATTACAAATGAATTTATTTGTCCTGTTCTCGTCATGAAGGGTTGAGTT